CGCTGTGGCCGGTGCACTTTCCGCAGGACCGGCTAGACGACCGGCTCGCCGAGCTCGGCCCCACCGCGTTCGACCGGCAGTACAAGAACAAGCCGTTGAGCGAGTCGATGGACTATTTCAAAAAAGTGTTCTGGCAAGCGGCCCTCGGTCGTTGCTTGTGGCGTGACCGGTGGGTCGACCCCCCACGCGGCACCGAGCTACGCACCGGTGTCGACCTCGCCACACGCAAGGGCGAGACGAACGACGACACGGCGTTCTGTACCATCGTCTCGAAAGGGCACCGGCGGCAGATCATCAACCTGCAAGGTGACAAGCTCAAGGGCACCGAGATCGTGCGGCACATGGTGGCCATATACCGGGCTCTCCACGCCCCGGTTAACCGGGCGGGTGGTAACGCGAAGTTTGTAGTTGAGGACAATGCCGCTCAAGTTTACATCGTGCAGATGATGAGAGACGCCGCGATTTTACGGGCCCTCGGCTTGACACCCGATGAGGTTAGTGATATACGAGTGGTAGGCCGAACCACTACCGCAGTCAAGCGCGAGCCCGAGTTGGGAATACAGGGCCTCGCCTCCGCTCTGGAAACAGGGCGTTACGACATCGCAGACCACGAGGATATGAGCAAGCTGTACAACGACGTGCGCGTCTGGACACCGGACGCCGACCACTACGGCGATTACTTGATGTCGTGGTGGGTGGGTGCGAGCGACTTGATGAGCACCAAGGCGGGCTCGAAGGTCACCTTTATCTAGGAGCGGGTTTATGTTCAAGCTGTTCGGCCGTGGCGACGGGTCCATCAACAAAGCGTTGCGGGTCGTCGAGCATCAGGAGAGCCGCGAAAAGTTTTTCGACCTGTCGAGTCTGTTCCTCAACGGCGACGAGCTACCGTTGTACGGTAGCGGGTCCGACCTCGCCTACGAGAACTCATGGGTGGCTTACTCGTGCATCCGTCGGCTCGCGCAGGATGCCGCCGGTGCGCCGCTCTTGTTCCTGACAGACCCCGGTGACCCCGAGAGCGAGGTGCCCGTGACGCACCCGACGCGCCGGATGTTCGAGCGTCCCAACCCCCTGTTCTCTGGTCTTGAGTTTATCGAGTGGCTCGTCAACACGCTCAACCGGCGCGGCGAGTTTTTTATCATGTTCGACAACGAAATACGGCCGACCATGATGTACGGCCACAGCGACCCACGACACTGGCGTGATATCCAAGAGAACGGCGTGTTGCTCGGGTGGGAATACCGGCACCAAGGCGTCGAGCGCAAGTACCTCCCCGATGAGGTGGTGCACCATCGGTTCATCAACCCCGGCCGACCGTACCGAGGCTTACCACCGGCCAACGCCGTAGCTGATGCGCTCAAGACGCACACCGGGGCCGACGCCCTCACGCGCAACATCGTCGAGCGTGGTGGTGAGAAGGCCATCGTATACCAAGCCGAGAACGACCTCACCGACTACCAACGCGAGCAGACGGTGCAAGCCTTGCGCGCTCGCCACGCCCAACGGAACCAAGTCGGCCGTGACGTGCTCTTGCCCAACGGTGTCAAACCCATCGACCCCAAGTTCATCGACGACGACCTGCGACTGCTCGACACGTCGGCCGCACAACCGGATAAGATTTGCGCGGCGTACGGCGTGCCCAAGTCTCTGCTCGGGTTCGAGGACATCGACAAGTTCGCCACGTTCACCGGGCGCAAAAAGATGTTCTACACCGACACCCTGATACCGATGATGGCCGGGGTTGAGGCGGCGTTCGACCGGATGTTCGTCGAGACGTTGCCGTCGGTGTACAAGTGTTACGTGCGTTTCAACTGGGGCGCGGTCGCCGCGATGCAAGAGGACACGGGCGACCGGTTCGCCGTTGCGGGCAAGGCCGTCAAGGACGGGCTACCTTGGGCCGTGGCCAACGACCGGTTCAACCTCGGGCTCGACGTCGACGCGATACCCGGGGCGCACACTGTCATGGTCAACTCGATGCTCGCACCCCTCGACCGACTGTTAGAAGAGTGGACCGCGCCGTCGTCCTCTACTCCTGCCGACGGCGCACCGAGCGAGGCGGCCCCCAAGGGCGAAGGGAACAAGGCCGCCTCGCTCACCAACGCGCTCATAAAGCGGCGCGCCGGTAACACGCGCGACCGGGTACAGCGGGCGCAACGACAGGCCAAGCGCGAGCGCGCGTTCGCTGGTGAGTGGAAGGCGTTACTAACCCCAGCGATGAACGAGGCGGTGCGCGCGGTCAAGGACGTGACAACCGAGGCCGGGGCCAAGGCCGCCATCAAGAGCGCGTTCAAAGGGCTCGGCAAAAAGGCGGGCAAGCTCGCCAACAAGTACCACGAGCTCGCCGCGCTTGAGGGCGAGGTGTCCATCGTCGAACTCATCGACGGCAAGATGGGCGACAGCGACGCGGCCATGTACAAGGCCGTGCACAAGTGGCGGCCGGGTGTCGAGGCGTTCATCAAGACGCGCGAGAACTTTATAGTGGGCCTCGTCGATGACGACCTGTTCGACGACATCGTGCAACACACGGTGCGCTCGGTTAAGGACGGCGTCGAAGGCCAACAGCTACAACACGTCGTGCGTACACGGTGGCACTCGGCACCCGGCGGTATCAACCGCGCCACCACAATCGCGAGGACCGAGACGGGTACCGCGTACAACATAGCCCGGTTCACCGAGATGAAAGGGCAAGGTTTCGCCAAGCACGAGTGGCTCACGGCGGGCGACGAGGTCGTGCGCACACCACCCGACAGCGAGTTCGACCACGCGGCGTGCAACCACGAGGTGCGCCCGGTCGAAGGCGACGACAACAAGTTCTCGTGCGGGCTCGCGTATCCGATGCAACAAGTCGGGCAAGCGGGCAACGTCATCAACTGCCGGTGCGAGACGATACCGGTTATCGACGAAAGGGCTTGACGTGATTATCGAACAGAGCAAGGAACACGGTGGGCTCATCGGCATCAAGTCGATGGAAGTTGACCCGACGCACGTGGTCAAGGTCGACGGCGACACCGGTGATATACGGTTGCTCGTGAGCACCGAGGCCATCGACAGCGACGGCGACGTGGTGCACCAAGGCAAGACCAAGCACGGTGCCGGGTGGGTCGTCAAACGATTCAACGGTGCGCCGGTCATCACGTGGTCGCACGACATGAGGATTCCGAACCTGTCGGGCCCGAGGACCAAGGCCAAGGTCGGGGCCATCGTCGGCACCGAGGCAACCGGGCGGCGCGGCCTACACCTCGACCCGTTGCAGTTTGACGAGGGCGACCTCTTCGCTATGGAACTCGACGGCAAGATGCGGCGCGACGTGCTAAAGGAATCTAGCGTCGGGTTTCTCATCCGCGAGTACCAACCGCGCGTGGTCGAGGGCAAGCGGGTCGGCATGGACATATACGAGCAAGAACTCGTAGAGACGGCCATCGTCAACCGAGGGGCGAACCCCGAGACGGCCACGCTCGCCAAATCCATGCTCGTGCGTCTCGGCCATACGGTCGAGGACGCGGGCGACCACGAGGTCAAAGAATTGACCGGTGAGCTTGACAACCTGAAAGGGCTTGTTAGTGTGCTTGCCGACGAGCTCAAGCGTCTCGGCGACAAGGTCGACGCGGACGCCGAGAGCGAGGCCGAGAAGTTGCTCGGGGCGAAAGTCACCGAGCGCAACGAGGCCGCCAAGGAATTGCTCGGTGCGTTGCGCCGGGTGGGTGTCGCTCAAGGTTGACAGGCCCGGCCACGGTCGGAGCAACGGCAACCGAGACACAGGACGAGAGCAAGAAACCGTTAACTGTCAACAAAGAGAGTGAACCATGAAATTCGGATTCCACCACACGCCTCGGTTCGACGCCGAGAGCGACGGCGGCGGCTCGGCCGTCACGGCCACCGACCTGCGCGACGCCGTCAAGAGCGTCAACAAGGTCGGCGCGGCTGTCGAGGTGACCAACACCAAGGTCAACGAAATTGCCTCGGAGCTCGAAACCCTCAAGGGCGACTACGAGCGCGACATCACCAAGATCGCCACCGACGCCCGCGACGCCGCCAAGGTGCAGGCCAAGCTCACCAACCTGTACGGCAAGAGCGGCTCCCGGGACTACCTCAACGACTTGGCCAAGTTCCTGCGCGCAGGGTTCGTCGCGAGCAAGGGCGGCCCGGTTGACGGGAACATCGCCGGGGTCGAGCTCAAAGAGATGCTCGAAAAGGCGGCCGTGAGTTTCACCACCACGACCACCGCCACCGCCGGGTACCTCGTGCCCGACATCCTTCTGCCGGGTATTCAGGAGTTGCAGGACATTTACGGCAACTTCTACCCCCTCGTCACCAAGGTCACGGCCCCGGCCGGTGTCTCGGTGAAGGTCAACAAGGACAACGCGCGGCCGACCGCGTATTGGCGCGGAACACAGGCTTCGGGGATCACCGAAGAGGGCACGCCGATGTCTTTCCAGCAGTCGAGCATCGTCTCGGAACTGTTGGGGACGTACATCGTCATCGCGAACGAACTCCTGAACAACCCCTCGGCGAACTTCTCGGCGGTGGCCGTGGCCCGTATGGTCAAGGCCATGAACGACAAGCTCGAAGATGGGCTCATCAAGGGCCTCGCTTCCGGTGACGAGCCGACCGACGGGCTCATCGCGAGTTCGACTAATCAGGGCACCATTGCCTCGATGACGTTTGCGAACCTCGTGACGTTCTTGCAGTCGTGCATCGCCGACAACAAGTACTCGTTCAACCCTGCTCGGAACAAGATTTTCATGACTCCCGAGGACGTCATGGGCTTGGCCACCGAGGCCGTGGGTGCGAGCGAGTTGACCGGTATGCTGGTGTGGGGCGACCCCCGCAAGGGCGTGCCGACCACGTTCCTCGGTTACGAGGTCATCGTGCACCCCGCGTTCGACAACGGGACCAACAAGCACGTCATGCTCGGCGACCCGTCGACCATCACCCTCGTCGAGGACGGCTCGTTCGGTATCGACTACTCGCCGCACGCGAGCGACGGTACCAAGCACGCGTTCATCGACAACTCGACCATGCTCCGGGTCATCAATCACTACGATTGGGACATGGGCATCACGGCCGAGTGGCACCGTGCCATCGTCACCGCCTAGCGGTTGACGGCACAAACCCCGGCCCCCACAGGTCACGATTGACCTGTGGGGGCCTAGACCCCAACCGGTTGCCCAGACCTAGGAGAGAGTTCAATGGCCAAGAAAACAAAAACTACCAAGCCCGCGCCCATGACCGAAAAGGTCACCAAGCCCGCGCCCGAGGAAACGCCGAAAGGGTTGACCAAGGAATCGGCCAAGCCCGACATCGAGGTCGACGCGCTCAACCCGGCGCACAAGCACCTCGTCAAGCTACCGACGAGTCCCCGTGACGCGTACGAGCACAAGGCCGAGGTGTATGGCATCAAGGGCCGCGACGGCTCGGGGCCGTGCACGGTGCTCGACAGGGGACCGGTCATGATGCCCAACGGCGACCTCGCTGTCGAGGGCCGCACGTTTTGCCCTATGATCGAGCGGATGAGCCCGGCTCGTTACACGTCACTCGTCGAGCGCAAGTTCATCTCGGCCCTCGACGACGAGGCCCTCGCGAAGTGGTCCGGGGAAATCGACAAGAGGGGTTAGGCTATGACGCGGATCATATCCCCCGAGTTGATCCTCGTAGCGTCGGCGGCCGAGGTGGCCGTCGGCGTTGTAACCCGCGAGCTCGGACTAACGACGGGCCCGGAAATGGCCTCCGCAACGCCGAGCGACCCGAGCATGTTGTCGTACACCCTTTGGGGTTTTGACCAAGGCGCGGGTAGTGCATTGGCAATCGCGAACAGTGAAACAGATTTAGCTTGCAAGGTGCAATATCTCTTCGAGGATTCCACCGACAACCGGTTCCAGTATCCCACGGGTACCGACGGGGCCGACCAAACTGACCCACACGCCCATAACGTCGCGGTGACAAACTACGACACCCGGGGCGCGTTGCTCAACGTGTACTGGCGGTGGTGGTACGACGGACGTATAAGCGACAACGGCGAGGGGTCACCTTGGCTACTATTCAACTCGGGTGAGTTCTACGTACCGGTGTTCGGCGGCGACCCAACGATAAACGGAGGCTAGGAAAATGGCGCAGGAATTACGACGCATAACCACGTTTGTCGGGGCGACCGGCCGCGCGTTGCGCTTCCAGTTGCGGGACGCGACCGGTGTGGTCATCGACTTGAGCGGGTACACGTCGGCCGCTATCAGTGGCAAGCTCGACACGACCGAGAAAATCCAGAACGAGGCCGTTACCATCGAGGCCGGTACCGACGGGTGGGTGTCGTTCACCCCGAGCTCGGGGGCCATCGACACCGAGGGCGAGATACGCGCTCAGATTAAACTTATCGCCGCCGCCAACGACTACACCGATGAGTTCGTCATCGAGGTGCTCGCGGTTCACGACTACACGGCGTAAGGGGGTCACGCTATGCCGATGCTGACATACCCGACCGATCCGTTGTTGCCGCAGTCGCTCGCGCAAAAAATGTTTGACGTGCCCGACGAGGATGACCTCATCGTTCTCGTAACGGCTCTCACGTCGCAGTTCCTCGCGATGACCAACCGGGTGCGCATCAACAGTGCGTCGGTCACCGAGACGATACGCCTGCCGCTCTCGACGCCTTGTTTGTACCTACACGCCCACCTCGACACGTCGGCCGCCATCACGGTCAAAGAATACACGCGCGGCGCGCTTGCCCGCACGTACGAAAAAACGACCGACTTTGTAGCCGAGGCGAACGAGTGGTCGGCGCGCCTCGATATGTTGGCCTCGTCGTTCGCGGCGGCTGGCACCGGCGCGTACACGACCGTCGAGTATACGGGCGGGTGGTCCAGCCTGCCGGGCGGTGTGTTGGCCGGTGCCGAGGTGCAGGGCCGCGTCATGCTCAAGCGTCTCAAGGGTGACGCGGGCTCACGTATGCGCTCTCACCGGCAAGAGAAGAAAGCCGAAACCGACAACCGGGGAATCGTTCGAGAGGCCGCCGATCTTTGGCGGCCGTACGTGGTGATGGTGTAACGTGGGCTTTGTGACTCACCACATCGGGGCGTCAAGTGTCAAGGCCATGCTTGGCCGCGCACGGCGTTCCGATATGTTGTTGAGCAAGGCCATCGGCGTCTCGCTCGCCGAGCTTGAGCGCGAACACAAGCTCAAGCAAATCAAGACGGGCGACAATAGCAAAGACAAGGCGGTCAAGGGTAAGTGGACGACCCGGTCGGGTGAGTTGCGGCGGTCGTTCCATATTGATTGGCAACCCGGCCGCCGGTCGGGCTCGTACGGGTCGGACCTCGAACGCTCGGCCAAGGTCGAGCTTGGTGGTGAGATCAAGGCCAAGAAAAAGTATCTTGCCATTCCGACCGAGCACGCGCCTAAAAAAGTGTGGGCGCGGTACGTGCATGGCTTGTTCTTTGTCAAGACCCGCAAGGGTAACCTCGTCCTCGCACAAGAGGCGGGCGCGAGTATCAAGGTCATGTACGTGCTCAAGAAAAAGGTTAAGTTACCGCCGAGGCCCGCGCTCGAACGCGCGGTCAAGGCCACCGAGGAAAAGCGCGAACGCCGTTTCTCCAACATCGTCGAGCGCGAGATATGGGGGCGTAACTAATGCCGAATAAAATTGACGACTTTGTGCCGTGGCGCGTGTTGCAGTTCGTCATGGCCCGGCTAGAACAGATTGACCCGGCCAACGGGTACAACACCCGCCCGCGTGTCGTGTACGACCTCGACGCGTATGTGAACAGCACCGCCGAGCACACGGTGTTCGTCGAGACGAGCGGCGGGTCGCCCGAGGTGCAAGGCGCGGGCGAGGCACACAAGACTCACCACGTTATGCGGATCGACATAACAACGGCGAGCTATTACCAGACCGACCACCCGCGACGGGTGGCAATGATGCTTGAGCAGGACGTGAGGACGGCCTTGCACTCGGGCATAGCAGACGTGCGAGACGCTATCGGACGGGGCGCGAGTATGCGCTTTATCAGTAGCGAGCATGATGGGGGATTTTTGGCCCCCGAGAAGCAGGCGGGTTTTAACCTGTCGGTGTCGTTCAAGTGGTCGCAAGGCAGCGACTGGTAACTAAACGAAAGGTTCTATCATGGGTATCAGGATCGGCGACGACGGCGGCATCCGCATCGCCCCCGAGGCCGCGTATGGCACCCCCGGGACGTACGTGACTCAACACGGGCGGTCGGGCCCTATTGGTCCCCGCAAGGCACTCCTACCCTCGCCCCGGCTCGGAGCGACGCCGACGGTCAGGTCGTACGGCGTGGGCTACGTTGACGGGGAAATCGAGGTCGCGTACGACGACAGCCGCGCGATCATCGGCGGCCTACTCGCCGCGTGTGGCAACCTCACCACTGACACGTACACCATCGGCGACGGGTCGGCCCCCGATGAGACCTCGCTCAGCGTGTGGGTCGACTACGGCGGGTACGCTATGCAGTACGCCGGGTGCAAACCGCAGTCGTTGCGGTTCGGCATCGATGGCGACAGCCCGGTCGTGCTCACGATGGGGTTCCTCGGCCAAACGCCAACCGAAGAGACGGTCGTAGCGATCAATCAACCCGCCGTATCGGGCGTCGTGTGGGAATCGGACATTTCGACCGTGACCGTCGGCGGTACGGCGGCGTGTCTCCTGTCGGCCAGCATCGAGGTCGAGTTGCCGCTCGTCGGATCGGATCGCCATTGTCTCGGCGCGGCGTCCATCAAGGAACCGCAACGGAGCGGGCACCCGATGGTCACCGGGTCGTTCAACGTCGAACTCGACGATTCGACCGGTGCCGACTCCGAGGCGTGGCTCGCGTTGTTCCTCGCGGGTACGGCCCTCGGTGACATCGTGCTCGGTGATTTCACCTTGTCCGATTGTTACATGACTGGCGACTTCCCCGCGCTCGGGGAAGGCATCACGCAATTCTCGCTCAACGTCGAGGCGGCCACGCTGGCGATCAGCACCGACGCTTAGGCACAACCGAACAGGAGAGGATATGGCAGGGGTAAATGTTCATGACGCGGGCATCTTTGAAACAAAGATCGGCGGCGTGCCTTTTAAGGTGCGCCGCCGCACCGCGCGGATTATGTTGCAGATCGGCAACCCGGTAAACGTGTTTGGGCAACTGGCGACGGCCGTGCGTAACGGCAACTTTGACGCCGAGCAGATCGACAAGATGCAACACCAACTCGTCGACGACATCGACAAGGCGTTGCCGATCATCGTTGTCGAGGCCGACGGCGTTACGGTTGACGACGGGTTCGACTTCGCCACGCTCGACCCTTTTGCCGAGGCGTTGTTTTCGGAGTTCCTTGGGTCGGGGTTGATGCCGGACCCTACGCCGCCATCCTAGCAGGGCAGGGTGGGTCGATAACGGCGAACGCCTTGCACAAGCTCGCGACGAACTACGGTACGCCGCCGAGCTATTGGGTCGACAGGCCCGATGTGTTGTTGGCTTTTGACTACGAGGTATTAACGCGGGCGACCGCAGAATAGAGGCGCGCCATGTTGGGTGGTCGGGGTAAAAAAGTCCTTGAGTTTGTACTCAAGGGCGACGACAAAACCAAAGGCGCGTTCGGTAGTCTACAAGCCAACGTCAAGAAATTTATGGGGTCGACCTTGGGCATCGCCACCGCCATAGGCGCAACGGTGGTGGCGGCCGGGGTGATGGCCAAAAAGTTAGGCCAAGCATACGGGTCAGTAATCAAGCACGCGGGCAAGTACCAAAAGGCCGTTGCCGAGATTAACACCCTCATGAACGCCAGCGACGAGACGGTCACCGCGATGGCGACCGACTTGCAAGAACTCGCCGTACGGTTCGGGCAAGTCGACACCGTCATGGCCCGCGCGCAGTACAACGTCGTGTCGGCCGGGTTCAATGACGTCGCCGACTCAATGGAAATTTTGACGGTAGCGAGCAAGGCCGCCATCGGTGGTATCAGCGACGTCAACACGGCCGCCCGTGTCATCACGCAGACGCTCAACGCGTACGGCAAGAGCGCAGACGAGGCCGAGGAAATTGCGGGCATACTGTTCGCCACCGTCAAGGGCGGCGTGACCACGTTCGAGGAACTCGCCGGGTATCTCGGCAAGGTCACCGCGTCGGCCTCGGTCGCCGGTATATCGTTCGAAGAGGTTTCGGCCGCGATGGCCGTGATGACCAAGAACGGTATCAACACGGCCGAGTCGGCTACTGCTCTCAACTCCCTCATCATCGCCCTCGGTGCCGCCACCGGTGAAAGTAAGGCCAAGCTGGACGCCCTCGGCATCACGCTCGACGACGGGCTCGCCCCCGCGCTCGCCGCCATCGACGCCGCCGGTGGCGACTCACTCATGACCCTGCGCGAGATGGTGCCGAATATACGCGCGCTCAAGGCCGCCGCGTCGGCCGGGGCCAATGGCGCGAAGGCGATGACCGACCAGCTCGCATTGATGACCGAGGGGGTCAGCGACTTCAACGCCGCGTACACCATCATGAGCAAGACGCTCGACCTAGCCAACGCCCGGCTCGGTGCGGCGCAGTCGCGGCTCAAGACTGCGGCGGGCAACACCGGCGTCGAGGGTATGACGGCCGCGACCAATGGACTCGCCGAGGCCCTCAACACGTTAGCCGTTGGTATCGAGGGCAACACGCAGGGCATGACGACATTTAACCGGCAAACCGGTCAACTTGTCGGGTGGATGACTGCGGGCTCTACGTCGGGCGACCACTTCGCCGTTAAGCTCGTCGACGCCGGTATCGCGATGTCGAAGCTCGGTCGGTTGGTCGACGCGACGCACTCAACACTAGAACTACTCGGGGTCGACTTTGACAACACCGCCGACGAGGCGGTCAAGGCCAAGGCCGCGCTCGACGACTTGAGCGACGCCGACCCGAACCTCGTCACGTTCGGCGACATGATGCCGGACCTTGATGGGTACGTTAATCAGATGACGGCGGGCGCAGAGATGGCCGCCGCCGAGACGGCACGCGCCGCCATCGAGGCGGCGGCGGCCGAGTGGGGCGTCGCTACCACCGAAACAATATTCGACCCGGCCGAACTAAAGTGGATTGATAAGGACATCGCCGCCGAGGACATCGCCGCCGCCATCGCCGAGGCGTACCAAGAGGCCATCGACACTAAGGTCGATTTGCCGCCGTTGCCGATCAAGACGTACGCCGCCGCGCCGAGCGAGCGCGAGGACACCGACGTAACCGGCGGCGAGATAATGTTGCTTGAGGACATCCTCGCCAAAGAGCAAGAGATCGCCGACGCCCGGGCGGTTATGAGCGACGCCGAGTTCGAGGCGCACCTCGTACGCGCGGATATGCAACGCGAGAACCTTGCGGCGGCCGAGGAGTCGCTCGCCAAGATGGACGAGCAGAAAGCCAAGCAAGAGGAACTCGCCAACACCGTGGCGCAGATGGGCGCGAACTTCGAGCGGCTCGCGAGCAACTCCCTGTCGGCGATGTTGCAGGGCAAGGACGGGGCCATCATGTTCGGCCGGGCCCTAAAGGGTGTGGTCATGGACGCGTTGAGCGCGGTACTCGCAAGGATGTTGGCCATACAAGCGGTAAAATTGTTTTCGGGTTTAGGGTTCGTCCCCGGGCTCAAGGACGGCGGCACGGTTCCCGGGCTCGCGTTCGGTGGGACCATCCCCCGAGCGGCTCAAGGGTACGCCGTGCCCGACGGCCCCCGGGGCCGAGACTCTCGACTCATCGCCGCGATGCCCGGCGAAGAGGTCATCAAGCGGTCGCTGTCCCAACGCCTCGACCGGTTCCTTGTCAGCAACGAGTCGGCGGCGATGGCATCGCCCTTTGATATTGACGCAGGCGGCGGCCGTGGTGACGTGTCGTTGACGATGCAAGTGGCTCGGCCTATGAGTTACCTTGACGCTCTCGACCTCGGCGAATCTGCGGCCGTCGCCGCGCAACAAGTACAGGAGTCGGAATTATGACCGGTAACGGTGCGCTACTAAACCTCGTTCGTCGGTCACCCTTGTCCGACGTGGTCGACCACGACTACGTCGCCACCTCCGAGCTCGACCATCGGTTCGACGAGATACGACTAGAAACCCCCGAGGGCGAGCCGTGCGCCGTCCCGACGCGCACCAAGGTCACCAAGCTCGACCCGAGGTTCGCGTATCTCACGGGGAACCGTGGGCACTCTGCGCTTGTTCATCTGCGTAACCCGTCGATCAACATTGACTACATTGGGCACGACGTCGCCGCGCGTCTCGACCGGTGGATGCACCAACGGGCAACGGTGCAGTTGTGCCCGAACATCGGACGCCACACCGTGTACTCGTGGCGGCCGTGCGAACTGGACGGCGGCGACTATGCCTCGGGCAACCCGGCGTACGATATGACCGGAAACAGCCGGATAGAAGAGGGGTCGGTTATGCCGGGCGTTCGGTTGTGGGACGGCATGAGGCGGTTCGTCACCAAGCCGGTTGTTAGCTCTCCCGCCAACAAGCTCTGGTACGTCGACACCCCGGGCGGCGCGGGTTTCGGGTACCCCCGCGACGCCATCAACCGGTGGGAACCGGACTACCCCAAAGGCGCGAGCCTTGGTGGCGGTTCGGGTGCGACCGCAAGCGGGTGGTCAATCGGGGGGACCGACGCGGCCGACGTAACATTCACCCACAACCCCAACGGTTTCGGCCCGGCCGACTGTCCTGACTCGCTCATCATCGACGTCGCGGCGAACGCGTCGGCCGACCGCTACTTGTTGCAGAGGCAAATTTGGGATTCCGGGCACGCGTTGTACTCGGGTTACACTTGGACAAGCAATGGCACGGTCAGCATAACGATATGGCTCAAGGGCAGGTTGCCCGACCTCGCGAAACTTAAACTAAGTGGTGGCTCAACGGGTGGTGACTTATCCGAGGTCGACCTCGGTGGGGTTGAATTCGCCGACTGGACCCCCGTTAACATCTCGTACTACGATACCGATTGGGGTGCCAACCTTCCAAGCGTCACCCTTGACCTCGGCTCGACCGACGACGCGCCCTATCGGTTCGAGTGTGGTGCGATGGCGGCGCGCCACCGGGCGAGCTCTCACCAGTCGGGCGGTGCGCACTGGTCGCCCTTTGGTGTCTCTCACCACGGGGCGTCGGTCATCCGCACTACCAATAATTTCCAGATGCCGAGTTCGGGCACCATGATAGCGTCGTTCTACGTGCCCGAGGACTGGTACGCGCGGGACGGGTACCAGCACAGCGACATCCTTGGCTCAACACAATTTGCTCTCGGGGTCGGCAAGACAACCGCCGGCGGCACGTTCGTGCAATACAGTCAATCGGGCAACACGCTGTTCGATTCGAGCGACGCGGTGCCCGAGCTTATCGCCGGGAGCGTCAACACCGTCGCCATGACTTGGGGCACTGGGGGCGAGTTCCTGTTCGTCAACGGCGAGCTCGCCGCCACCTTTGACCGGTCGGCCGCCGCGATAGACTTTTGGACAACCTTGTCGCCGTTCTACGTCGGGTCGGGCTACGGGACGCGCGGTTGCTGGCCGCTAACCGCGCTCACCGCCCGGGTGGACGCCGTCCCTATGACCGCGCTTCAGGTCGCCAACACCCACCTTGCGTTGACCGACCCCATTGCGTTACAGTTCGCCCGTGCCGCCCGGGGTCGCTTCTACCGGATAACCGGGGTGCCGACGACCGTGCGAGAATCCGCAGGTGGTTCCCAAATTTTGGGGAGCCTCAAACTTGAGCAAGTCGAGTACAACCACGACTACGCCGACCCCATGAACCGAGAGGAAAATGTGACATGAAACGATTGACCCTTTCCCTACTGCTCGTCGTGTTCGCGGTGCTCGCCGCCAGCGCGGCCACCGCGCCGACGTGGGTGGCCAACGAGCCCGGCACCGGGTTCGTCCCGGTGTACACCACCGCCGTCGGTGACGTGACCATCAAGCACCTCGAAGTCACCACCGGTGGCACGGCGGTGTATTTCTCATTGTGGTCCTACGCGGGCGACGAGTGGAACAAGGTCCGGCCCCTCAACTCATACGGCGGCGCGGTTGCCGCTACCGACACCGCCTTGTACGTGCCCGCGAACTCGGTACGCGGTTACACCGTCTCGCGTATCGACGCGTTGTACGTGGTGCAGGGCGACGCCTTTTTCTCGGGGGAGTAACACTATGCGGTTCCTCGTTCCTTTCCTGCTCGCCGCGCTCTTGGCCGTTGGTGCCGGGGCGCAAGTGTACGACTCGGTGTACGGCCCAGTAAGCAGGTCGGGTTATGCCTCTGGTGCGTCTCTCGGCTCGCTGTGGACGGGCGAGGTCAAAACCACTGTGTTCGTACACTCAAGCGCGGATGTTGGTACTCACATTTCGCCCGAGTTTGTGGCGGCCATGGCGGCGGCCGACGAGGTGGTGTACGTGGACACTGACCCCGACGCCGAGTTCGCGCACGTCACCATAGACCGGTTCGAGTCAGGCCAGCTATTACCCCTCATCATGTCGCAATATGCTTTTACCTCGTGGAACACCGACACGGGCGACGCCACCGACTACTACGATTTGACCTCTGGGACAAATATTATCGACACGGCCCGGCGGGCATCCCCTTGGCATATCGCGTTTGAGAACTACATACCCGCCGGGGCTCACGTGATACACGCAGCCCGTTATGGTGTGGCGTGGGCAGGCCCGTTTAACATGACGGCCGTAGACTCGATGTACTCGGTGTTGATGACAAACCCGAATGATGACAAATGGTACCAAGTGGTCGGCCTCACCAACGGCGATTTTCTTGCCCATTCCAGTTGGGACGAACAACAGAACTGGACGCCCGGCGGGCTATACGGGTATGGCACAACCGACCCCGGGTTTCCTTGGGTTCCAGCACTGGACGACCGACACCGGTTTTGGGATTGGGGCGACGTTGCCGATAGCCGAGGATGGGCGGCCGCCAGTGTGGCAAGCGACGAGGTCGTCGAGCACCCGCTAACGAACTGTGTACAGGCCGTTGTTAACGGCGCGGTGAACAACGGTGTTATCGAGTTCCGTACCGCAAAGACGAGCACGCGCCGCCGGTTAATGGAGTACGGATGGGAAGCGGGTGACAACGGGTACGGGGATAGTCAACCTTGGGTCGTCGTCGAGTGGATGAGTCGTCCCTACTCGGCACCGTGGCCGCGCGGCGGCGAGGTCGCGTTCGCTTTTGTTACCGACGGCGCGCAGGTCGCGCTCAACGCACTCGCCACAACAGCGTACCAAGCGTACCCCGGCGCGATGTACACGCTCACCGCGCGCGGGAATTACTTGTACTCGGGCGTCGAAGAGGATCCCCCCGGTACGCCTACCGGACGCACCTTTGCCACACCAACGCAAATTGCCGCTTGGTACGACACCGGGGTCATCGAGGTCGCAAACCAGTCGTACTACGGGGCCGCGCTCACGACGTACTCGGGCGCGTCGTGGCCCGCTGACCACAACCCCCTCGCTCTCGTGACCGACTACTCGGTTGGTATGTACCCCGACCTCATCACGCAGGTCGGCGAAACCGACTGGGATATGTTGATGTTCGCGGTGGACCCCGAGTGGATGTTTTATGAGTTCGAGAGTGCTACCGGTTACTCGTGGCGCACCAAGCCGTACTTCGCACAGACATTTGCGCACCCTGAGAGCGACCCCGGGCCCGACGGGTTGCGCGCCGTCACGTACTTCGACTACACCGCCGGGCGTATGCCCATCGTCAGCAAGATAGTGACCGACAACGACGGCAACTATGACCCCCGCGTAACTCCCACCTACGACGCCGAGGGCGACAGCTTGCGCGGAAACATCCGGCCGCAGAACGTCAACGGCCCGCAGAACTGGCGGTACCTCGCGATGACCCACGCGTCAGACGACTTTGTTGGTGTGTCGGCCGACAACCCGAGCGCGGCGCAAGTGTATTTCAACTTCCGGCTTGAGTTCGAAAAAGCTAAAAGCAACGGCCGGGGCATCGTTAGCTTTTTTACCCACAGTACAAAATCTAATACGTATTATTCAACCGGCATTGACTACGACGAGCTTCAGCAAGGCTTGCTCGCCTTGAGCGACGCGGGTGGGGTTGCGCTTTGTATGTTCGACCTTGTCAAGTGGATCAAAGACGGGTCGGCCCCGGTGGCCACGCCGGTCGGGTACGCACAAGACCCCGAGTTCAAGTACACCGCCGACGAGGGCGTATGGCGTCAACTCGACGGCACAAGTAACCAGTGGGTGCGCGGGTATGAGTAGGCTCTCGGCATCACACCGCGACCTCATCGCGCGTGGTAATACCATAAAACAGACTTGGGCGGTGTTATCCCCAATCGCGTCGGGCTCGACCACGTACATCAGGTACACGTTCGAGCAAGGTTTCAACGCGACAACCCCCACGCAAGCCAACCGGGTGACCCGCGCCGGGTCACGCAAGGTGGCGGTGTGGAACCCGCACCCACAAGACAAGACGAGCAAAGCCAAGGCCCCGCGCTACTCGTTCGAAGTGAGCAACGCAGACGGCCGGGTATACCCGGGCAACGGTTCCATCTGGAACAACTTTGGGATCTACGACGCCGCGCCGGAAGAGTGCTTGATTTTACACTCGGTGCTCGTCGACTTGTACGGTGATGGGGTATCGTATCAACAGTTGCCCCACCTCGCGTACACCGGGCGCGTCGTCTCGGTGCAGTACGCCGAGAGCGCGGATCCCGGCGGCGACGCGGCCGGGAACCTCGCGGTTATTACGTGCGAGCAAACCGGCGCGTGGGATACGTTGCGTCGGGTGTTCACCAAGGACGACGGTGACGACACGCTTGTCGACGTCGACGGCATTGGCACCAACCTAGATTGGACGGTGTAGCATGGCCCTCGGTGCAACATGGTGGTCGGGACTTGGCGAGGCGTCGCGGTGGGTTGACAACTTTGTCGGCTCCCTAGGTACTAACTCGTTTGTGACGCACGACGGCGGGTTCACCCGGCTGTCGCTCAAGGGTTCGTTCACAAAATTTTACCAAGAGCAGTACACAGCGGGCCACGCGTTGAGCGGTATGCAAGTCGTCAACCCCGGGTGGGATTCCGGCTTCTTTTCCACCGAGGAAAATATCACCGGGGAGATTCTATACTGCGACGTCGTCGCGGCCGTCGATGATCCAGAAGAGTGGGCCCTTGGTGCGGGCGCGCCGTACGCCGCGCCGCAGTACCGCGAGCTCAACCCGGTATGCCGGTACCGCGACCTCGGGCCGCTGGTCGACCCGGCGGGCGCGTTGTTCTCATACGAGCGCGCGCCGTTTTACCGCACCCCGTGGTACGACCAACCTGACTTCACAAACCAGCAGGCGAACGGCTTTGTGGTTTTGTGGTTTCCGAAAAAGTCGGGCACTTGGAACTTGCGCCATTACGCACCGTGGGCGTGGTCGGGTACCCCGCCCGAGGTCATCGCCGCGTGTGTTATGAAAAGCGGGTTAAGCTCGGAGTACATAGACACCCTTTCGTTCGACAACGCGCACGAGGCGTACGACCCGTCGACGGGGGATCAACCTTGGAAGTCCATCGGCGGCGGGAATGAATTTAATGTCTACGCGCGAAGGCTCACCGGTCAATCGGTCGCCGACTTTGTGTTCGAGGTCGCCCGCCACTCGCGCGATTTCTACTACGCCGACGAGGCCGGGAACTTTTGTTGCAATAGCTACACCCGGCCGAACAACACCACCACGTTCCTCAACCCGTCGCTCGGTGTTCTGCGCGTCTCGTGGGAGAGGTCGGCCAAATACATCACAAACAAAATAGCGTGCCGGTGGGGCCACGCCACCCGTGGGTGGGGCCGGTGGGATGGTCGCCCCGGCGGGACTAGCCACGACTACGCGGCGGTGTTCGAGAACAACCTCGACAGCTACCCCGGCGACAAATGGTTGTACGAGTACGACAACACCGCGAGCCAAGACGCGTTCGGCGTGCGCACGCTCAAGGGCCGCGACGTTGAGGTCAACGTGCACGGCATACCCCGCACGGCCGAGGTCGTTTCGTACCCCATGATCCTCGACAACATCATCGACACCGGTGCGGGCCCAGCGCACGTGGTGTACTGGAAAGACGAGGACGAGGCCCCGCGTCGTTTCGTAACGGTGGTACAAGACCTGCGCGGCTCCGACTACGGCCTTGGTGACCGGGTCGCCAACGTCGCGCTTACTGGCGACGGCGACACGATAGCCGATACCCGGTGCGTTGTTAAATCCTACAACTTTGACGCCTTGACCGTCGAGTCTCTGTTGATGGAAATACCCTAGGAGAGAAAACTGTGTGCACCATGAGCGAACTAAATAGAACTATGGACCGCCTTGCCGACGAGGTCGTTGCCGCGCGCAAGGAAACAATGACAAACACCCTCGCGGTCACGGAGCTCGGCGCGCAGTTCTCGGTATGGCAACGCACGCGGTGTGACGCAAATATGTCGCGGATACAGCAACTCGAAACACAAGAACGCGAGAACAAGGGCAGGCTCGATACACTGAGTGGCAAAGGTGCCGTCGTGCTCGGGTTGGTCATCATAGCGGCCAACCTTGCCGCCGCGTTGTTGGGGGTTTTCCTTGGGTGATATAACGCGCAACCTGTCCCGGCACGAGTTCGCCTGTCGTTGCGATTGCGGCGAGGCCGAACCCCACCCGTTGCTCGTCGTTGGTTTACAACGCGTGGTGGACATGACGCCGGGGTGCCGGGGCGTCATCATCACGAGTGGCACCCGGTGCGGCGCGTACCAAGCCGAACTGCGCACCCGTGGAATTTCCCGGGCCACCGGCTCGACACACCTTGTCAAGCACGAGCGCGGGAGTTACTCTCTTGCCGCCGACTGTATTTTCCTCGGGTGCCCTTTGACCGATGCCCTCGTAGAAGTACATAAAACCCCCGCGTTCGCACTCGGCGGGATTGGGTTATACGTCGGCAAGGCCAACCGGGTGCACGTTGATGTACGCCGAGGCCGCGCCCGGTGGGGCGTGGTGCGCGGCAAACAAACCATGTACGAGGAAGCGCACGACGCTCTCGTCGCTCTCGAAAGGTTGAAACCATGAGTTTCTTTTCTGTCATCGGTAGGATCGGCTCGCTCGTCGGCAAGGTGTCCGGCATCGTGTCGGCCGTCGTCAAGGTCGCCGGGCCGTTGCTCGACGCTTTACGCCCGGCCGTCAACGAGGTCGACGTCGCGTTGTCGTGGCTCGAAGAGAACGCCGCCGAGGTCGGCGATGGTGCCGATGAGTTCCTCGACCGCAACCTGCCGACGGTCAACGCCATCGAAGAGGTCGCCGGTCGTGGCGTCGTCGTGTTCTCGTCGCTCGAACGTGTGGCCGTGATGTGCCGCGAGTTCTCGCAGGAGCAGACGCCCGACACCATCACCGCAGAAGAGGCCGAGGCCCTCGTCGCAGAGTTCAAGGCTTTGCGTGACAACCTGCGCGGGTGGGGTCCGGCGATGGACAAGGTGGCGGCCATGATCGAGGCCGCCGAGGGTTGACCTCGACCCCCACGCCGAGCTAATGTTCCGGCGTGGTCAGGGCACCCACAAAGCAAGGCCCCCGAGGAATCTCCTACCCTCGGGGGCCTTGTGTTTGTGTTAGGTTTTTTGAGCTAACCCGATGATCTAATCTAAAGGCCCCAGAAGGCCCGTAGAGCGACGCGCCCGTTTACGGACCCACCGGGTAGACCCTAGACCACGCGGACCGTGGGCCGTGGTTTCCGTTCGCATCCACGGCCGTGACGGCCGCCCTCACACTGTCGGCCCGGTCGACGTACAAAAGGCAATCCACGCGGTATCCGATACCCTCGACGAACTCGGGCGGAAACGGTGGCTCGCTGACTTGCACCTCGAAAAGCCACTTGTACAACACCGGGGTTGTGCCGACCGTCGGGGCCATCGCCGAGAACGCGAGCGGCTCGGTGTGCACCACGTTGACGTCGTAGCTTTGCGCGAGCCACAACGCGATGGAAATAAGCGGCGGCACACTGTCGGCCTTGGCCGCCATCATGGCGACCTCGAAGTCGTCGACCGCCCGGGCGTATTCATCCGGCACCGGGGCGACAACTTCGACCGTCGGCCGCCCGGGTGGTGTAGGGGTGTTGACCGTGTCGGGCCTGTGGCCGATGGCGAGCCACACGAGGCCCGAGCACACGAGGCACCCGACGAGAACCTGCGCGAGTAGGTTATCGGAGTTTCGCACGGGCGACCCCCTTGTCGAAGAGTTCGAGTTGCTCGGCCGTCGGGCGACCGGGTCGCCGGGCGAGCACCTTGTACTTGGTGTACGTGACCGGGTCGTTGAGAACGGCCACGATGGCAAGGCGCGACTGCTCGCGCATTGCTCGGCGGCCGACCTTCCACGCGTGTAGACTCGCGCGGCTCGCGCCGATGGTGGCCGCCGCCGCGACGGTCGAACCCTGCAACGCGGCAAGCGCGTCGACGAGTTCGGCCGGGGTCATGTTCTCGGGTTTCTTTTGCATGTTCATCGATCCTCACCGCGCCCCCACGGGGGCAACTTGGTTTGAAGATGGATCCGGACGGGACCATCCCCGACGTCGTACTCGGTGCCGTCCCACCGAAAAGGAATATGCTCGGGTTCATCGCGCTCGGGGTCACCGCTATCCGGCAACACAGGTACCACGATTACATCGCGCCACTCGCGCACGGCCAGCGTGTGCAAGGTGTCGCCGTCGAATCCGACAAACCGAACTATGCACGGCCGACCGTGTCGCCACAACGCCGGGTCGTGCGCGTCTCGGGGTGCCACACCCAACAGGCCGACGGGTTGACCGACGGGTCGGTCGTGGTTCGCCATCGTGCAATAGATTTTCACGACGTCGACCTCGCGGCACGCACGGCCTCACGGGCGGCACGTAGGGCATTGATGGCCGACCCCCGCGCACCGAACGCGAGGCCCGAGGTGATGCGGTCGGAGCACTCGCCGACGCGGGCGAGGCGGTCGACCTTGCGCACGTCGTCGAGGTGCACGCGGATGAGCCGGGGAGTCGGCCCGTTAAAAATCACCTTGCACCACGAGCGACCGACCGATACGAGGATGCCGAGCCGGGTGCCGCTCGGGACGCGGGCACCTTTGTACACCTCGGTGTCGACGTACTCGATCCAGTACCCCGCGTGCTCGTCGGTGGTGACGCAGGGCGGTGTGTGTTTCTTGCTCATGACTCGCCCCGGTCGTCAAGGGCTTTGCGGATACACGCGGCGAGTAGGTCTTGGGTCACGATAGAACACCGGTGGGATTCGGTGGTGAGTTCGATGAGTTCGATGATGAGGTCGACTATTTCAACCTCGATAGGGGGACCGTTCTTTTCCTTGCTCATTGTTCTCTCCCGTCGTAGGTCGTTCGGTTGCACCCCGGCCGAGTTGCCGGGGTGCCGTTGTTCGTTCTACTTCGCCCGGTCTACCACCACCGCAAACCCGGCCTCGGTGATGGCCCGCCACGTCACGTGTACAAACGTCCTCGTACCGATGCGCACGCACACCGTGACGTCGTCGACGTGGTCGACACGCAGGCCGTGCCCATCACAGTACAAGGGCCTTCCGTCGTCCGTCACTACGGTGTCGCCGTCGTTCTCTGACATGAGTAGCATGGGGCAACGGTCGCCGTAGTACTTGATCGAGGCGGCTTGTGCGGCGGCGTATTCTTCTGGTGTCGTATAGCGCACTGTTCTCTCCCGTCGTGGGTCGTTCGGTTGCACCCCGGCCGAGTTGCCGGGGTGCCGTGTGGTTGTCTAGCTCTTGGCAACCCGGTGGCAAACGTTCCACAGGCCCCGGCTGTTCCGCTTGTTCTCGGCGTTCAAAAGTTGAAGGCCACCACCGGCGCGTACCGCGATGTGGCGGCTCGTGCGGCAGTACAACGCGGCGAGGGTGCCCTCGTCGTTGATCATGCCCGTCTCGACGATGATGAAAGCGATGGGCGAGGGGTAGTCACCTTCGCCGGGCTCGGTGACGGCCCATCGCTTGACCTCGTACCCCTTGTGGTTTTCGAGGTTGTCCATGCTGGCGATGCGGCGGTTCTGCTCGGCGATGTCGTGCTCGACTTCAACCTTGACGTTGGCGATGGCCTTAATCTGGCGGGCGGTGAGTTCGTAGGTGGTGCTCATTGTTCTCTCCCGGTTTCGGTCGGGCCCCGTGCCCAACCACAACTACAAGGTATACTATCCCGTATCGGCTGTCAACCTAATAACTGAAGTTTTTTCGAGGGCCCCGGAGGGCCCCCGAGGTGCCGAGTTACCCAGTCTGCACGAGCAAACCGCAGTCCGGGCAAACGAACCCGTGCGAGCCCGTGTACGCGCCCGTCTCGGCGTCGTACACCTCGTACGGCGCGACGCCCGCGTGGTCGTGCGTCGACTGCTCGCACCACCGCCACGCGCGCGTGGCGAGAACCCGCGCGCGATGGTTGGCCATCGCGGTCGGGCCGCACCCGGTCGAGCGCAACCGGTACGTTTCGAGCTCGGGCACGTATTCGAGGATGCCCTCGGCGACCATCCGAGACAGGCGCGAGAAGAAAAGGTCGGACAAGCCCGAGACGCAGAGCAACCCGGTGTCGGCCCGGCACTCGAACGCGATGTGTTCTTCGCCACGCACGTGCAGTTGCGACACGCGCAGGGTTCCACGCTTCTCGTCGTGGAAAAGTTTAAACCCGAGTTCGAGGGCGGTGGTCGTGGCGTTGTTGGTCTGCATTTTCTTTTCTCCCGTCGTGGGTCGTTCGGTTGCACCCCGGCCGAGTTGCCGGGGTGCCGGTCGTGAGTCGTTAGCGCGAGAGCGACCCGAGCAGGGCCACCGAGACGCCCTTGACGTAGTCGTCGGACGCGCGGCCCTTGGCGTCGTTGAAGATGACCCCGGCGCGCATGAGGTTGGTCGCGACCAAGGAACCGAATCCGAGCTCCTCGAAAGTCTTGACGAGCTCGACGCCCATGCGGGAACCGTCGCCGGTAACCCGGGCGATGTCGGCGGCGGCGTCGACCGCGTCGGTGAACAACTCGACAGCGGTGGTGGCGGCGGCCACGTAGGTGAAGGTGGCCGGGGCGTTGGCGAGAACCTTGTGCGTGATGACGGCGAGGGCGGCGGTGGTGCTGGTCTGCATTTTCTTTTCTCCCGGTTTCGGTCGGGCCCCGTGCCCAACCACAACTACAAGGTATACTATCCTGTCTCCCCCGTCAACTTATTATTTGAGTTATTTTCCCGGGGCCCTCGGGAGAGTTGAGGGCCCCGGGCGCGGCCGTTAGGCCGCCGGGGTTCTAGTCGGCCACGAGGTCGCCGAGGTCGGCGGCATCGACGCGAATTTCAAACTTGGCCGGGCGCGAGCCGAACGCGAACGACGGGTCGTCATCGCTCGGCTTGAGGGTCACCGCGCACCGGATGACTCGGCCGCGCAAGCTCGCGGCTTTATCCGACCAGTTGCCATTCTCGGGCGTGGTGCCGAGGGCGATGAGTTTGTCGGTCGCGGTCATGTACACTTTGAACACGCCGCCGTCGTCATCGGTGCAAACGACGAGAGCCTTGTACACATAACCAAAGTCGGTGTCGCGGCCCTTGACGCTCACGATGCGGCCCTCGATGTTGACGCGGCCGGTCGGGGCGTCGACGCTCGCGGCGTCCTCGGCCTCGCGCTTGGCGGCGAACTCGGCCTTGCGCGCGGCGGCCTTGATGATGGCGGCCGATTGCGCCTCGGTGGGCACGCCGTAACGGATGGTCGCGTGGCGAACGCTCGACGCGAATTGGTCGTTGCGGCCGAGAGTGCGCAGGGCGTCGAGGAACTCGGGCGAGGTGGCACCGGACACGAGGCCGCGACGGATGGCCGTCTTGCGCTCGATGTTGGCGGCGACGCGCTCGGCCTCGACGCGGGCGGCGTGCCCGGCGGGGTCGATGGCGGGCAGGTAGGTGCGGGCCGTCTCGCGGGTGAGGGTTCCGTTTTTCTTGGTGAGCTTGCGGGACCTCACATGGTGGCCACCGGTGCCCCGGCACTCGTAGCACACGCCGTTGTCCTGAAACCAGTGACCGTACCCCCGGCCGCCGCACCGAGCGCACGACGCGGAGTACCGACCGTACACGCAACCGTCGCGAGTCACGAGGCCCTTGTCGAAGTCGGCCGCGATGATTTCCTTGGCCTCGTCGGTGAGCTCGATGGTGTCGATGTACTGCTTGCTCATTGTTCTCTCCCGGTTTCGGTCGGGCCCCGTGCCCAACCACAACTACAAGGTATACTATCCCGTATCGGCTGTCAACCTAATAACTGAAATAAAAAAAATTATTGTTTCGGCCCCCTATCGGGGGCCGTTCGCGGCGGGAGGGATGCCGCCGTTGAGCAGATACTTGACGAGCTCGTCGACGGCGTACGGTACGCGGTGCTCGCCGGTCACCCACTTGCCGACCGTCGTGCGGTGCACGCCTATGAGCGAGGCCGCCGCAGTTTGTGAACCAACCGTCGTGACCAGACGCGCAACACGCCGCGCAGAGTCTCGCGCCATTTTGTTGTGGGCCATCCGTCGCGGACCTCCTGTTGAACGTGACCGTGGTACGCCGCGAGGTCGCCCAATTTGTCGAGCATCGCCGCGCCGGTGGGGCCGTCCTTGGCCCCGTCGACCCAAGCATAAAAGAACGTATACCCCTCAGTCAACACAACGGTCACCGGCACGAGCACACCCGTGCCACCGGGGTGCCGCCCGACCGGGGCCACCGCGTACGTTTGTTTGACCTCACCGAGTACACCGCGCTTCCAATGTGGCACCACCGCCCGGCAGTACGGGAGCACGCCCGAGTCGTGCACCATGGCGAGCGCGCGGGTGACCATGTTGTCGATGGTCTGTTTTTCGAGCTCGACGTTGACCGATACTATACCGAGCATTGTGCAACCTACTTTCGGTAGCGGGGCCCGACCCATCCCTCGACGTCGAGGGGTAGGCCACGCGCCCACGAGGGGAGCTTGAGCAAGCACTCGTTGAGGCGGTCGAGTTCGGCGACGCCGTCGCCCTCGACGCTGGGGTGACATACGACCTCGTCGTGCACCGTCATGATGGGGTCGAGCCCGGCCGCCTCGGCGCGCAACATACCGGCGGCCATGATGTCGCGGGCTAACCCTTGCGTCACGTTCTCGACGAGCTTGCCGCCGTACGTCGAGGTTATACCCCATCGCCGGGAATACGTGTCGGTGCCCTCGTACCGTATCTCGTTCACGAGGCCCCAAGGCTTTTCAACCCCACGCTCGACGTGCGGCCGGAAGTAACGAAGCGGCCGACCACTCGGCAAGGTTATCTCAAGCCACTTGAGATTTTTGAACACGCGCACCGGTAGCTTGCGGCACATGAAAGTTTGACCGGGGTACTCGATGGCCTCGAGCACCGTGTCGTTGAGCTCGTACCAGAATGACACGACCTTGTCGTACTTGGTGCGGTAAGCGGTGACAATAAACTCGGATTCCTCGGGCGAGATGTCGAGGCCGAACCCTTTGGCGTACGTCTCGCCGAACGTCACCTTGCCGAGCCCGTAGCCGCACCCGAGCACGGCCGACTTGGCGACCTGCCGCTCGTCCTTGCCGACCCTGTCGTACGGCGTGGTGTAGATGGCGGTGGCCATCGTCTTGTAGGGGTCGAGGCCGTCGCGCAACTCTTGCAAGTTGTCCTCGTCCTCGGCCAACCACAACAACACGCGGAGTTCTATCTGCGAATAGTCGCTTGCGACGAGCGCGTGCCCCGGCTCGGCCTTGATGAGCCCTCGCACGCAGTCGGACAAGCACGCGAGGCCCACCTCAAACTTGCGGCCCGGCAGATGGCCGGACGTCGCGAGGCGGTCGAGGATGGCCTCGGCCTCGCCCGGGGTGATGCCGGGCCGCTTGAGGTTTTGAATCTGCAACCCGACACCGGACCACCGGCCGGTCGCGGCCCCGTGGTACCGGTGGGTGTCCTTGACCCGGCCGTCCTCGCAGACGCGCGCGTTTGCCGCGTGAAACTTCTTGACGCTGGCGAGGCCCGCAGACCGCCGGACCTGCAACACGTCGCGCACGTCGGACGTCAGTAGGCCCGAGCTCGACAGTAGCGCGTCGATGGTGCCCGCCTTGAGGTCGTCGAGGTGCAACCCTTGCTTGCCGAGCCAACCTCGAAGGCGGGCGACCTGCGACACGCGCTCGACGTCGCCGCCGGTCAGGTGCTCGACGCGCTTGTTGAGTTGCCCGGCCGCACGGTCGGCGTACTTGACCGCGCCGACGGCGGCGGCCCGGTCGATGGGCACCCCAGCGTTATTCATGTTCTCGGTGAGCGACCAGATGCGGTGCTCGCGGTAGGGGAGTGGGGGTAGGCCGTCGGATATGGCGCGCTCAACGACCACGTCCTGCACACAGTAGTCGTACATCTCGACGAGCAACTTGGGGTCGTTGTTATAGCGGCCGTCCTTGCCCGGCTTGCAGAGCTTGTTGATGAGGTACTTGCCGCGCGCGTCTTTCTGGTGTTCGGCGTCGAGGCCGAGGGCTTGCGCACACATACCAAGCGCGAGAGGCAACCCGGCCAACGCGGCGCGCGCTTGCGTGTCGATGAACACCAAGGGCGGCGGGCACTCGGGCCAACCGTACAAGCGCACACAGGCGTGCTCCCATACCGCCCGCTCAAAGCCAGCGTTCCACGCTTGCAACGTGGTGGCCTCGGCCATCACGTCGGGGAATGGGTCACCCGGCACCCACAACTCGGGCACCTCGGCGTCGACCGCATACGCCATACATATAACCTCGCCGTCCTCGGCGTAACGGCGCGGGCCAACCTTGGGCAAGTTGGCCGTCGACCGTGTTTCAAAATCAAAACACACGCGTGTCATGCTATTTCCCGCCCTTGTCGGTGGTGATGGTGACGCGGACGGGGCCGAACTCCCCACCACAGTGGGCACATAGGTGGGCCTTATCTTGCTTGCCCATGTCCTCACCGCCGCATGAGAGGCACCGTAATCCTTTTTCCACGGCCACCACCTCGCGGTCGGTGGTGAGGGTCAATTCATCGAACATTCTATCAGCATAGTCGCACGCCCCACAGGTGCCCTCTCCATCGCAATCGCAGTCCTTTAACCAGTCCGTTCGTACCTTGGCTATCGCCGCAATCCGCGCCTCCAGTTCGGCGATGCGGGCCTTGGACTTGGTGAGGGCGGCTTCCATCTCCCGCCACACAACAGCCTCGTCGGGTCCACCGTCTTGCCTCATCTCGCGTTCGTGATCTGCCGCGATAATCTCGGCCATCCGGCGGTTGCCTTCGGTGCCGTACTTTTCCCCGGCATCATTGGCCATGTCTTCATAAACACCCATCGTTCTCCCCTCCCTTGTCGGGGGTGACGGTTCCCCCAATCAGCTTAACGTCGCCGGTGCCGTCGGCGGGCGGGTCGTTCCGGCCGTCGTCCTCGGGCGGCGTTTCCTTGGCGACGTCGTGTTGCTTGTGCATCCACTTCTCGACGAGGCCCTCGACGCGGGCGCGGGCCGCCGCAGGGTCAAAGTCCTCGGCGTCCTCGTACCCGGCGAGGTAGCCGTTGCGGTACGCGTCGGCCACCGCGTTGTGCGCGTCGTCGACGTTGACGAGCGGGCCGTCGACCCGGGCCTCGGGCTTGGTCACGATGTTGATGATAAATCTTTTCACGTCCTCAACTCCTGCGTTGTGGTGGTGGCACCCGGTGCAAGCATAAAACACCGGGTGCCGTTGTGCCGGGGCCGATGGGAACCCCGGCAACTCGTCGACCTACTTACTCGTCGTCCCACTCCGAGAACTCGTCCTCGGCCTTGACGCCCGAGCCGAACGGGTCACCATCGCCGAGCTTCTGCACATTGCCGAGGCCGAACGAGACGCCCTTGCCGCCGGTGGGGTGATCCCACGCGTAGGGACGGATCGAGCACCGGGCGTACATCCCCGAGTAAATCTCGGCCGCGTCGATGATCGGCTGACGGTCGGGCCCGACCACGCCCGGCCGGAACTCTTCCGACGCGCTCGCGGTGAACACGACACACCCGGCCCACTCGTCGCGGTCCTCGTCGTCGCCGTCCTTGAACGGGAGCTTGAGCTTCTTGGGAAGCTTGGCCCCGAACTTTTCCTTGGCCACGGCGAGAGCCGACTCGCGCAGGGAGTCGAGGAACTTGGTGTGCTCCTTGTCGGCCATGTCGAGCACGACCGTCAGGCTGTACTTCTCGGGCGCGTCGGGCGCGGCGGCGCGCGGCTTGTTGAGGTGGACGAACGAGGCGCGGAACTTGGGGGTGATGATGTTCTTGGCCATTGTACTCTCGTCTTTCGTTTCAGGTGTTGACGTGTTGCCGGTTGCTACGCGTCGTCGTTGAACTCGCCGAGGGCCGCCGGGGTGACCGGCTTACCCTTGGCACTCTCGGGCACGATTTTAAGGTCGCCCTCGGGCACGTGCCACAGGCCGTCGGTGGCCTCGCTCCCAAACTTCTTAATTGCTTGCGCGGGGGTGATGAGTTGCGACTTGTACGCACCGTCGCCGAGTTTCTTGGCGGTGACGCTCACGTCGAGCCACGCCTTGTGCTTGACACCGCGCACGAGCTTGAACCCCGGCACGTCGAGGCCGTCGTCGTACGCGCGGCGTGTGGCCACCTCGTGCGCGACCTTGACCATCTGCTCGATGAGCGCGTACCGCTCGAACACCATGGCGAGGTCGTCGCCGGTCATGTTCTCGAACGTGGTCATCATGCTCGCGCCGTCGACGGTACCGTCGGCCACCACCGGCACGTCGAACTCGTCGCGGGCGATGTCGAGGGCCCGGTCGGCGTACGCGCCGCAATCGGTCTTGGCCTTGCACCACCGGCAATGCTCGCCCGTCTTGAACTCGCCACCGGTGCGGCCTTTCTTGATGGCGCGCGACAAGGCGGTCGCGTGTTCGAGAAGGTCGCCCGCCTCGATGGTCCAAGGGCCGACGAGCTCGCCGCCTTGGTGCACGTACAAGCGCACCTCGTTGACTTTGGCGTCGTACTCTTGCATCGCGCCGAGGGCATACGTCTTGAGTTGCGGGTTGTCGTTCGGGCTCACCGGGTAGCGGCCCGTCTTGAGGTCAACCACGTGCAACACCGAGTTCTCAATGCCGTGGAAATCGACGGTACCATACAGGTCGTTTTCAAGAGCGGGCAACGGGTACACCCGGGCCTCGGGCCGGACGTTGCGCAGGTCATCGAACAAATCGAACGTGTCGACGATGTAAGGAACGACGGCCTCGACGCACACCTCGACGTCGGCGTCGTCGATGAACGCGGCGTCGCGTTTACTCATGAACGAGAGTGGGGTGTTGAGCACGCGCGAGAACGCGGCGTCGACCTCGCGGGCGATGGTGTTTTCGCTCGGGTGCGAGGCCGTCTTGTCGCCGAGCGAGTCGTCCTCGTACACATCGAGCAACTTGGTCATCGCGAGTTCGGCGACCGCGTGGTATATGGTGCCGGTGGCCGACGCCTTGGTCGGGCTGTCGGGTTTGCCCACCTCCATCATCGGCGAGGCTGTGCAGTTGAGCCACCGGTGTGCCGAGCTTGGGGAAAATTTTGCGTGTTCCATTATCGTCGTTCCTCCCTTAGTACCGTGCTCGCCGCGTCGAGCTTGTCCCGAACTTTGGCAAGCATGGTTTCCTCGACGGACCCGACGGTCACGAGGTGTTGAATGAGCACCGGGTAATCTTGCCCGATGCGGTGTATCCGGTCCTCGGCTTGTAGCAAGGTGGCGGGTGTCCAGTCGGGTTGGACAAACACGGCCACGCGGGCGGCCGTCAAGGTTAGCCCGGTGCCCGCCGCCGCCGTTTGGCCCAAGAACACGCGGGGATTAGCAATCGAGTGCGTGTCTTGAAACAAACGAACGGCGGCGGCCCGGTCTGCCGGTGAGGTCGACCCGTCGATGCGCACGGTGCCGTACTCGGCGAGGCCCGATTGCAGGGCATCGAGCACGGCAAGGTTCCAAGCGAACACGACTACCTTGTTCTCGTTCGCGAGTACATCGTGCAGGTGTGACAGGGCCAACCCCACCTTGCGCAATGCCGTCTCCTTTACGGCCGTTGCTATGGGCCCCGGCGGCAATCCGTTGTCGCCGAGGGAATCGAGGTCGAGCGCGCCGAGATCCTTCTCGGCCTTACTCAACCCCGAGTTGATTGGTATAAACTGGCGCGTCTTGCTCGGCAGGTCGGCGAGCACGTCGGCCTTGAGTCGCCGCACCATGTACGGGGCCACGAGGTCGTGCAACTTGTCGAGGTTCGACGCGCCGGTGTCGTCGAATACGTTTGACCAAGCACCCCCACGCCGGGGCCGTCGGACCATACGCCCGTTACAAAAAGCAACGGCGTACGCGTGGTAATCTTTGTACCTACCGAGGGTTGTCCCGGCGCAGAGGTGCAAGAGGGGGAAGAGAGAGCGCGGGCGTGACCATAACGGGGTTCCGGTCAACAGCCAAAGTCGGGGAGAACGGTCCGACCCGGCTTCACCCGCGCCATAATAAACGGATCGTGTGCGCCGCGAGTTGCGGCTTTGCAGATAGTGCGCCTCGTCGCATACGATGGTCGCCGGACGCTTGAGTTGTACCTTTCCAAACAGGTCGTATGAGATGACGGTGATGTCGGCCCCCGACGCTCGGTGCTTGCCCGACTCGACCACGTCGACCGAGAGGTTAGGTCGCCACTTGGTGACCTCGTCGGACCACACGTTGCGCACACTCGCAGGGCACACGACGAGCGCGCGTTGGCCGTCGAGGGCCGACAGGACTTGTGCCGTTTTGCCGAGGCCCATCTCGTCGGCCAAGATGGCGCGCGGCATCCTGCGCAGGAACTCGACGCCGGTTTGCTGGAACGGGTAGAGCTCCACTAGTCCACCCTCCGACCGGTGACGCGTTCCCACACTTCTACGAGGATGACGTACACGACGGAGGCGAGCAGGGCCGCGCCGGTGATGGCGAGGATTGCTATGATGGTGGAGATGATGTTGGTGATGATGGTCTGCACTTTGTTCTCCTGTCGTGTTTCCGTTTTGTTTGAGCTACCAACCTAGTGCGATACGCTCGGCGTGTCAAGCGGGTTTTTAGGCGGGCCCCCACCCGGGAGAGAATGAGGGCCCCCGTGGTCGTGTTCCCGTGGTGCACCCCGGCCGAGTTGCCGGGGTGCCGTGTCGGTTGCTATCGTTCGGCGTGCTCGACGTAAAACTCGTTGGCCTCGACCTCGTCCCACGCGACGTGAACGAACGTGCGGCCGTTGATGATAACGCAGATGTGTTCATCGTCGAAGTGCGACACCGTGAGGCCGCCCTCGCCGTTGATGCAGTCGGCGTACACGCGAAGCTTTCTATCGGCGGCCGCGCAACTCGTGCCCATGACCGAGGCGCAAAGAGTCATTTTCATGCTGGCGCGGGGGTTGGTGTCGACGGCGTCGCGGGTGTCGGTGTAGTTGGTGGTCTTCATTCTGTTCTCTCCCGTGGTCGTGTTCCCGTGGTGCACCCCGGCCGAGTTGCCGGGGTGCCGTGGTGTCGTCTAGCTGTTGGCGAACTCGCGCTTCATTTTGGCCTCGCTCGGGTTCTTCATTTTCGAGCCGTCGGCGAACCGGACGTTGGCGAACCGGGTAGGGAACTGGTTAAACATCGTGCCCCGGCTCGACCACTTGGTGATGATGTCGAAGGTCATTGAGAACCGCGAGCCATTGGTGAGCTCGACGTTGACGCGGCCGGTGAGGTCGGTGTGCAACCGGATGCTGATCGACTTGATGGTATCGTCGCCGATGACCCCGGTGACTTTCTTGGTGTTCTTGGCGAGGAACGAGGTGGCGAAATTCTCGGTGGCCGTGTCGACGAACTTGGCGACCTTCGCGGCGGCGGTGTCGGCGTCGACGGGCACGTACCAGTCGACGAAACGGTCTGAGTACCGGTACTCACCGTTGTTGTCCTCGGTGAACAGGCTGTTGACGACGCCGGGGAATCCCGAGTGGCCGGGCGTGGGGTGCCACGTGTTCTGGTCGCCGCAGATGTAAACGCGGGCGGCCTTCGCGGTCATGCCGACGACGGCCTCGGTCATCCGCTCGAAGTTGCCGTTGATGGCGGCGGTCAGGCGGGCGGCGTACTTGACCTTGAGTTCTTCGACGGTCTCGGTGAGCTTGGCGGTCAGGATGTTTTCGTTGGTCGTCATTTTCTTTTCTCCCGGTTTCGGTCGGGCCCCGTGCCCAACCACAACTACAAGGTATACTATCCCGTATCGGCTGTCAACCTAATATCTAAACTTTTTTATTTTAGTTCGGGGGGCTTGCAATCCCTGCCGCGCCATGCAATTATACGTACGCCCCATCGGTACCCTGCGCCGGGGTTCCGGTTAACAGCCACAAAAAAGGGAGAACGCTAACGTGAAATCACAAAACATACCCGAGCAGTTGCGGCGGCTCGACCAATGGCTTGGCACACGAGCAGGAGAGAAACGACCGGTCACCGCCTACCACCCTCACCACTACGCGAGCACAGGCAACCCCCAACACTATGCAACTTTTGACGCGGCCCGCGACGCCATCGAGTCAAACGACCTCGACGGCATCGGGTTCGCCGTGACCGAGTACGACGGTTTCGTCATCGTCGACCTCGACGCGTGCCGCAACAAGGCGAGCGGCGTGTTGTCCGACTTCGCCCGCCGCGTGGTCGACGAGCTCGACAGCTATACCGAGGCGAGCCGCTCGGGTACCGGGTTGCACATCGTCGTCGAGTCGTACACCTCGAACAACATGAAGTCGCTCAACACCGACAAGAAAATCGAGGTATTCTCGACCAAGGGTTTTGTCATCCTCACCGGTGAGGTCATCGAGTCACGTGCGCGGGTTGCCCGGGTGCCGCGTGAACGTATGCGCGAGTTTATGCGCAAGCACCGACTCGAAGCGAAACCCGAGCGGGTGTACGAGACGAGCGCACCGCCCGAACTAACACCGGCCAACCTCGACAGCGACGAGGCGGCCCTCACGTTCGGACCTGCGGCGCACGCTTTGCTCGTGACCGGCAACGAGGACGACCTCGCGCTCGTGTACCCTCGCGAGGCGGGCGGCGAACTTGACAGGAGCCGGACGATATACGCAATGGTGCACGAGTGCCACCGCATCGGCGTACCGGCGGCCGACTGCTATACGTGGTTAGCGTCGAGCCCATGGGTGAGCGAGTACATGACCGAGAAGTCCGGCAACTGGCTTTGGCGTTACAATGTCGAACCGGTGTACCTCGACGAGACGGGCGACACGATACCGAGTGACGAGGCACCCAAGGCCGAGCGGTCGGTGTTCGTCGCTGGTGACGAGGCGGTCGGGAACCTACTGCCGGTCGATTGGCTCATCGAGCGGTACGTCGAGCGCGATGCGTCGGGCTTGATGAGCGGAGCACACTCGACGTACAAGTCGACGGTCGCCCTCGACTGGTCGTTGTGCGTCGCAACGGGTACCCCGTGGAAGGGTCACCGGGTGAGCAAGGGCAACGTCGTGTACATCGCGGGCGAGGGTCAAACGGGCCTTGCCAAACGAGTCAAGGCGTGGTGCATCGAGAACGACAGCGAGACGGCGGGCAACATCCTCTTGTCACGGTCGGCGGTGCAGGTCATGGACACGCACCAACTCGACGCCGCGCTCGCAGAGATTGACGCCAAGCTCGACGGCTTGGGTTGGACGGGGGCGAGTTACCCTCCCGGCTCGCCTTCCGGCGCACCCGGCCCGGCCGTCGACTTGGTCGTCGTCGATACCCTCAACAAGAACTTCGCTGGGGGCGACGAGAACAACGCGGGAGAGACGGCCGCATTTTTCAACCGGCTCACCTTGTCGTTCCCCGGGGCGTGTGTCCTCGTCGTACACCACCTCGGCAAAGACACGAGCAAGGGTTCGCGTGGTAGCTCGGCCATCGAGGCCGGGGCCGACTACGTATACCGCACCAAGCTCGTCGCCGACCGCACCGTCAAGCTCACGTGTTCAAAGATGAAAGACGCCGACAAGGCCAACCCGGTCGACCTGCTCGCGGTCGTGCACGAGTTCGAGGTGCCGAGTATGCCCGACGAGGTGTTGACCGGCGTGACCATCTCAGGGGAGTTCGCCCCGGTCGAGCGACCCGACGACCCTGAGCAGGTGGGGCCGTGGTATCAGGTGCGCGCCATGATCGAGGACAACGGCGGCGCGGCCACCGTCGAGCAGGTGCGCCAGCGTATGCGCGACGACGAGGTCGACATCGGAACCGGTGCCCCCGGCGGGCGCAATTATTTCCGCGACGTCGGCCGGTGGCTCAAGGGTTGCGTCGATGAGGGCCTGCTGTCAGGCGTGCCGGACGCGGCGTTGACAAACGACGGTCGGGGCCTTGCTCCGGCCGCGCTCGTGAGCGTCGCCGGTGGGGCCTCGTGAGGGCTCGATTCCACGGGTCGGGATCGGGGCCGCCCTCTAGGGGGCGGCTCCCCTACGAGCGGCAGTAGGTTGTGAATCTTGTAAGTTGTTTGAATAAAGGAGGTTGGCGGATTCCAAAACTGATTCCACGTGATTCCAAGAGTGGTGTAACGTGTTGGGGGAAAACAATTTAATTTTGATTCCAAACTGATTCCAAAGGTGGGTTTTGGAATCAATGAAAGGGCACCAATGACAGCACCTCAAACACACTCGGCGCGGGTGTTCCGCGTCGTGCTACCGTGGCCCCCGAGTGTCAACTCGATGTACCGATCAGGGAAGAGGCGAACGTACATGGTAGCCTCGGTCAAGCTTTGGTACGAGGCGGCCATCGCGGCGATACGGTCGGCCCCCGACTTTGAGGTGTGCCAATGTGGGCGGCCTGTTAAGGTCAGGGTCACGGTTGCCCTTGTGCCGCCGACAAACCAGCGGCTCGACATCGACAACCGCATCAAGCCGGTGCATGACGCCCTCGAAAAGTCTGGACTCATCGAGAACGACGACCAAGTCAAGAGTGGCGAACAAGTACTACTAAATAAGCTCGTGGGTGGCGCACCGGTTGCGGTCGTCACGGTCGAACAGTTGCCTCCGACGTTCGGCGACGCTATGGTGGAAATACCCCGCATTGGCGGGAGAACGCAGGGTCAATGATGGGAACAGCCAACAGCAAGCGCGCGGGTGGCGGCCGGTGGACCAAGAGAATCGACAAGCGCAAAGTCGAGCGGGCCGAGCACGTCAAGCTCTCGGCCCTTGACCACGAGGACCGGGCCGCGTTTCGTCATCGCGTCGAGACGGTGGCCGCAACACGCGAGGCGTGGCACGTGAGGAACGAACGAGACGAGGCCGGGGCCGACGCTATACCGCGCGGCGTGTCGGTCGTCATACGGTGGATGGACGAGCGCGAGGTCGCGCACGTACTCATCGACTTGAAAGGTTGAGACGATGACCAAGAAAGAGGCGCGCAAGAAACTCGACAACGGGTTGACCGCACAGCAGGATGTGTTTTGTCGGCACGTCGCAAGCGGTGAAACGGTGACCGAGTCGGCCCGGCAGGCCGGGTACAACGGGAGTGACGGTACCCTCGCGGCGACCGGGTCGCGACTGTTAAGGAATGATAAAGTCAAGGCGCGGGTCGCCGAGCTCGCCGAGAGTGCGGCCGACCACGCTACGCTCGACGCGTCGTACGTGCTCGCCGGGCTAATGCGCAACGCCGAGCTCGGCCGCGAGCAGGGCATCGACGGCAAGCCGGTCGCCCTCGGTGCGAGCACGCAGTCGCTCGGCCTACTCGGCAAGCACCTACGGTTGTTCGTCGACCGTACGGCCGTCGAGTTCGGTGACGACGTGCAACGCGTGCTCAAGGCCGTGGTCGACATCATCGACGATGAGGTCGGCGACAGTCAAACACGGGGGCGCATTGCCGCGCGCTTGTTGGAACTGGCGCGAGGGGTTGAGTGAACAACGTGGCGCACATGGCTCGGTACGTGGCCGAGCGTCTCAACAACACGGCACCCGAGCAATGGGTGCTCGACGCGCGGCACGACGACCGGGCGTTCGTTGAGTCGGTGTTCACGCACCAAGGCGCACCGCTCGTGCAGGCCCCGCACCACCTCTTGTGGTGGGACATGACACGCAAGCACGACCGGTGCGTTATGTGGTTCCCCATCGAGCACGGCAAGACCACGCAAACAAAGACCAAGCTATGCCGCTTGCTCGGGCAACACGGCACCCGGCAGTACGCGTACGTCTCGTCGAAACAGAAACAGGCGCGCAAGGTGGTACGCTCGGTCAAGAACGAGATTGACGGCAACGCGAAGTTGCAAGCGGTGTACCCCCGACTCAAGGCCGCGCGCAACGTCAACGACGGGTCGCTCGTCGAGTGGGGTAGCACGGCCATCACGGTCGCCGAGAAACCCATCGGGGTCAACGACCCGTCGCTCGCGGCGTACGGTCTCGACGGCGACATTCTCGGCTCGCGTCTACACGGTGTCATCATCGACAACGGCCTAGACAAAAAGAACACGCGGTCGGGTGGCTTGCGTGAGTGGGCGCGCGAGGTCATCGAGGACGAGATAATCGGGCGCGTGCACAAGGGCGGGTTCGTTTGGATTCTCGATACCGCGTGGCACGACGACGACTTCATGCACGAGTTCGAGCGCAAGGGCTGGCCGTCTGTCAGGCTCGACGCCACCAAGGACGTCGACGGCGGCCCGGGCCCGCTGTGGCCGGTGCACTTTCCGCAGGACCGGCTAGACGACCGGCTCGCCGAGCTCGGCCCCACCGCGTTCGACCGGCAGTACAAGAACAAGCCGTTGAGCGAGTCGATGGACTATTTCAAAAAAGT